GGGACGTCTGCGTCGGCTGTTAGCTGAAGCTCCACGCTGCCATCTTGATCAATGTCCACAAAATAGAAAGCCGGACCTTCAAGCGAGCCCAGGTTCGTGAAATAGCGCACACCGTTCGGCGAATCCGCGACCACTTCGATCGCGCCGTCAACTACGCCGATGCTCACAGGCGTAGACGCTCCCGTCGCCTGCCACCCTGTCGTGTTCACGAACGGAGCGCCCGGATTGCTGACGATCTCCGGCCCGAGCACTAGCGGGCCGTCCTTGACTGAAACGACCCGCTCCACCGATTCTCCGGCTGCGGCAGCAGTGCGCCCCCCCGCGTCGAGCGCGGCGAGCCCTGATCGCACCGGCTGATCGAACAGAAGAAGCGCGCCGTCTTCGCCATTGGCGAAGAGCGCGTGCGGCGACCACGTTCGGCGCGTGTTGCGTGCCAGAGCTTTTCCGAGCGCAGCCACGTCAGACGATCTCCCCCGCGAGCAGGTAATCGGTCCCGCCGTCGCCGTCCTTGATGATCGTCGCCTGGGCGTTGAGGCCGGCGGTCTGCGCTGCGCCGAGGTACGCGTTCAGCGTCGAGCCTCCGGCAGCGACGAAGGTCACAGCAGCATCGCCCTTCTGCACGATCACGCAGCCGAAGCCGTCAGCCAGGCCCCCGACCGTGATCGCGCAGCCCGTTGCGTTTGTGCATCGGATCACGCGCCCGTTGTCGGCGTCGGTCAGGGTGCGGGCGGTCGTGGTTTCGTCGATCACGTCGAGGGTCGCCAGACGCTGCTCGATTGCTTCGAGCGCCTCGTACAGCACTAGGTCATAGGCAGGCATGGGTCACTCCGGAAGCGTGAGGCGCACGGTGCGAATGCCGTCCGCCTGCGTGACGATCGTCGGCGTGTAGCCGGTCCCTGTGGCGACGCGCAGGCGGCCGCCGTCCTGCTCGAGGACGAACAGTGCGTTCGCGAGATTCGTTTCGACGAACTGCCTGTCGGCCGCGACCTGCTGCTGATCCTCGTCGGTCGCGAGGAGGTCCTGCGCCACGGCCGCACGGTCGTCCGTGACCTGCTGAGCGAGCTGCTCGACGGCCTGGCGATCGGCTGCGACCTGCTGCTGGTCCTCGTCGGTGGCGAGGAGGTCCTGCGCCACCGCGCCGCGATCGTCCGTGACCTGCTGTGACAGCTGCTCGACGGCCTGCCGATCCGCGGCAACCTGCTGCTGGTCCTCGTCGGTGGCGAGGAGGTCCTGCGCAACGGCCGTACGATCGTCGGCGACCTGCTGCGCGAGCTGCTCCACGGCTTGTCGATCGGCTGCGACCTCGAGCGCATCCTCGGCGGCGGCCGCCGCCGAGATCGCTGCGCCCGAAGCGAAGCTGGGGTCCTGAGGACTGGACCCGACGAGCGTCTCGATGCGCGCATCCGCGTCCGGCATCGTGATCGCTGGCTCCTCGTGGAGCACCTGCCGCGCCGGCCCGAGCTGCCTCACCGTACGCACGATGTACTGCGATCCAGTCATCCCGAGGTCGTTCGGGAACAGGGATAGCAGCGCGACGCCCTGAGCATTCGTGGCGACGCGCACGAGCTCCGGTACGACCTGCCCGTCAGCCGTGTAGTCCGCCTTGGTGAGCTCAGCCTCGACGTAGAGGCGCCCAAGCGCCGTGCCGTCCGGCTTCAGCGTCGTGACCGTCAGCGTCCGCGTCTGAAGCGGCATCCCTCAGCCCCCCTCACCGTCAGGTGTCATCGCCTGTGTCCCTGCTGCCACGATCTCGAGCCGGTCTGGATCCCACTCCTGACGCCAGTCCTCCACCCGGTCTGCCCCCGGCGGGCGAAGGTGCAGCTCCTCACCGTCTTCGAGCGCAGCGCGCAACGCGGGAACGCTCACGGCCTTGCACCGACCGTGCCGCACGATTTCGCGTCCTCGCACGACGAGGTACTGCATGCGGCGTGGCACGAGTTCCATCAGAGCAGCTCCGTATGGTTGATCACGCGATTCCGGAAGGCCGTCGTGATGCCCCCGGCGACCTGGCGGAACTGGAAGTCGTACGTGTAGGTCCCCGGACCGAGTGTCTCCTCGCGGCGGTAGACCCAGGGCTGGTAGGCCGTGCCAGGCACGAACGTGTTGAGCGACGAGAGTCCGCCGACCTCGACACCGTTCTTGCGGGCGCGCACTTGCGAGAACGTCGTCGAAGCGCTGAACAACCTGTAGATGTTTCCGCTCATCTCGATCACGACTCTCGTGGTCTCCGTGAGCGTAAAGGTGTGGCTCTGGGCGGTAGTCCAGCTGATGTTCGAGGAGTTCGAGACCTCGCCGTCGGTCTCGGCAGAATCTGAATCGATGACGCCTCGAGTCGCGTTGTCCTCGGGCCTGCCCGCGCCGGACACGCCTGACCATTGGGCTGTCCCTCCGAGGTTCGCGCCGTCCGCGAGCTGATTCGTGTCCGTCGTGCGATTCGCGTTGTCCTCGGGCCTGCCCGCGCCGGACACGCCTGACCACTGGGCTGTCCCTCCGAGGTTGGCGCCGTCCGAGAGCTGATTCGTGTTCGTGGTGCGATTCGCGTTGTCCTCGGGCCTGCCCGTACCGGACACGCCCGCCCACTGCGCAGTGCCTCCGAGATTCGCATCGTCGGCGAGCTGACTCGTGCTGGTGACGCTCTCGGCGAGCTCCTCCTCGCTCATGACCCGCGTCGGCGCGCCCCAGCCGAGGACGAGAGGGTTCCAGCGCGGCCAGGCGTCGACGAGCACGGGCGCCGAGACCTGCCAGTCGTAGAGCGTCTGGCTCGGGGTCGAGAACTCGAAGATCCGCGCGGACAGCTCGCCGAGCTCGTCCACCCACCAGGCTGCGCCCACCGACACCGCGACCGTCTCGATCCAGTCCGAGACGCGCACGCCATCGCTGTCGACGTAGAGCTTCACAGGGTGCGGGACGTCGGCGTCCAACTGCGCGAGGGCGGCCGCATCCACGGTGAGCCCGCCACCGTCCCAGAGCGCGTCGAGGATCCGCTGGATCACCTCACCCGGGGTCTCGACGTAGCCGCCGTCCGTCACGTCGGCATCGCCCTCGAAGTCGACGCACACGACACCCTTCGGCGTTCGCGCGAGGCGGATGAGTCCCTCCGCGACGCAGGTCACGTAGGTCCCGTCGAAGGCCGGGGCGCTCAGGTCCGCCGCTTTCAGCGCGGTGAAGGTGGCGTAGTCGCCTGCCGCCTGAAGCGGCACGCCCTTGTCGGTGACGCCCTGGCGTCGTGGATCCGCGGCGTCGAAGAGGATCCCGCCGATGCGGCGGCAGTGGACCTGAGCGATCAGCGCGGCCCGGTCGATGAACTTGCCCTCGAGGGGCACGTTGAACTGCGGGCCCAGCGCGAAGGGCTTCACTCGATTGGCGAACTCGGCCGAGCCTTCGGCGCCGCCCGTGCCTGCGTAGCGAGGGAGCTTCAGTGGCACGTCGAGAGCCCCGGAAAGATCTCGCAGCGCCACGGTGATCCGGCCGCGTTCGTCCTGCGCGATCGACTCGGCGCGGAGCTTCGCGAAGAGCGTGCAGTCGGAGAGATCGGTCGGGATCTCGACGTCGGCCCGGTACACCTCGACGAGGGCGTCGACCCAGGCGAGCCCGAGGAGCGCGTTGAGCGCGCCGTCCTGGTTCGCGAGCGACAGCGCACCCACGCCGGCGGAAGAGCCCGCACGCCCGAAGCCATCGACGAGCAGTTCGAGCGAGAGGGTCGGCAGCGTCAGGATTCGCTCGTGCGCGTCAAGGCGCCAGGGCTGCGCGAGTCCCGATGAGAACCGGTGGCTCTGGACCACACCGGCGCTGTCCTGAGGGCTCATGATCACCAGCCAGCGGTCCACGTCAGAGCCTCAGCTGGCGCGGGTCGAACGTCGGGAACGAGCCCGGCTGCCCGGGCTGCGAGATCGGTGCGCCGGTGATCTGCGCGTCGCGGATCTGCGTGAGGAGGTCGACGACCTCCGCGTTGCCCGAGGCGATCTCGCTGCCGATCTCGTCGAGCAGCCGCTGGAACTCCGGGTCCAGCTCGATCTGCCCGACCTGGTCCGCGATCGCCTGCACGCCCGAAGCGTCCAGGCCCGCTGCAGCGAGCGCCTCGAGCTGGGACTCGACCTGGCGCTGGATCGCGAAGAAGTCGGCGCTGCTCGCGAACACGCTGCCGGCGACGTCGAGCAGCTCCCTCGTCACCTGGTCGAGATCTGCGCGCGCCGTCTCGTCGAAGCGCGCTCGGGCGGCGACGTCCTGGAAGCGCTCGAGGAGCACCGGCAGCCGCTCCTGTTCCGCAAGCCCCGACGCGGGGCCGAAGCGCAGGTCGTCGAGGATCGTCTGGATGTCGTCGCGGAACGCCGCCGCCATGCGCTCGGTGCCCGCAGTGAGCTCCGCGATGAGCGCCTCGCGATCGAGGCGGACGCGGCGGCGTGCGAGGTCGAGGTCGGCGCCGACGGCAGCGGCGTCGAGGAGGAACTGCCGCGCCTCCTGCTGCTGCCGCTCGAGCGCGGCACGCACGGGGTCTGTCAGGTCGAGGATCGCGAGGCGCGTCTCCTCTTCGAACTCGGACCGGACGCGGCCGAGTGCGCGTTCGCGCGCATCGCCGAGGGCGTCGGTCTCGAGGCCCAGCTCACGTGCCCGGGAGATCGCGTCGGCGAAGGTGGAGTTGAGGTCGCGCAGCTCGGCGCTGAAACGGCTCGTCTCACGTCCTGCCTCGAGCAGGGAGTTGTAGGTCGAGACGAACTCGAGGTCGGCGATCAGCGCTTCCGGCGTCGCCGCGCGCGAATTCGTGAGGGCCGTGCGGGCATTCTCGTCGAGCCCGGTCACGACGCCCGAGCGAACGCCCTCCTGGATCGCCGCCACCACAGCCGCCTCGGGGCTCGCGAAAAGCGTGCGCGAATCGTGCGGGACGCCCGCGCGCCGGAAGCTCACGCCGGCCTCGGAGTTGCCGATGACGCCGAAGTTGCGCGCGGAGATTCCGGTGCCGAAGGCATCGGCGATGGCGCTCAGCGACTCGTTGACGGCGTCTCGAAGGCGGATCGCGACCGTGTGGTCGGCTCCGTCGTACTTCCGGACGGCGCCGCCGGTGCCGGTCACGTCCGCCTCGACGAAGGGGTTCTGGCCGCCACTGCCGCCGAGGATGCCGCCGAGCCCCCCGAGGATGCCGCCGACGACCGCGCCGATCGCCGTGCCGATGCCGGGGACGACGCTGCCGATCGTGGCACCCGCGGCGGCGCCGCCAGCCGCGCCGCCGAGCGTGTTCGCCCCTCGCGTGCCCAGACCGAGCAGGTCGCCGATGGACTGCCCCACGCTGAAACCGACGGCGCCGGCGCCGAGTGCCTGGAACCCGGTGCCGATGCCCTGCGTGAGCGTCGTGCCGGGGTTCGCCACCGGCGGTCCGACCTGCGGCTGCGGCGCGGCGAACCCGAGGTTCGTGCCGAAGTTGTCGAGGGCGCGGGTGAGGCCGCCGAGAGCGGTGTCCAGGCTGCCGATACCGGCGAGCTCGACGGAAGGGGTCGCGCCCGGCCCGCGCTGCCCGAAGAGGGCGCTGAGGCCCGCTACGCCGCCCTCGCCGCCGTCGAACACGCGCGCTGCGAACGCCTCGGCGTAGGCGCGCTTCCAGATGTCCACGAAGCGGTCGGCGATGTCCTCGACGTCGTCCAGCTGTCCGTCAAGGGCGTCGACGATCGCATCGGCGAAGGTCTCCTGGACGCGACGCCGTGCCTGCTGCCAGATGTCCGCGACCTCGTCGGCTGCGCGACGCTCTACCTCTGCGCGGCGCTCCGCTGCGGCCTCGGCGTCGCGCGTCGAGCGGATCCACGCACGGAGCTGCGCGATCTCCCGATCGGAGAGCGCGATGCCGGCCGCCTGCGCCTCGAGTACTCGGCGCCGCACCTCGAGCTCTACCTCGCGTTCGCGCGTGCTGAGGTCGAGCAGCCGAGCCTCCTCCTCGAGCTCCGCGTTCACGGCGGCGAGGAAACTCTCGGCCGTCGGGTAGATCTCCGCGTTCAGGCGGGCGACCAGGTCTGCGAGGCGCTCGCCCGAGATCGCCCCGCGCTGGTGAGCCTCTGCGAGGACGAGGACGGATTCCGTGTACTCCGCGGCACGCGCCGCCGCCGGGTCGAGCTGACCGACGACGCGCGCGAGGCGACGGGCGAACTCCTCGGCATCGTCGGCGGCCTCACCCTGGGTGGCGCCGAGCTTTTCGGTGCGCTCGGCCGCTTTCTCCGTACCGGCGGCAAGCTGCAGGAGCCGCAGCTGCAAATGCTCGATCTCGCGCGCGTTGCCCGCGAGGGTCCGATCCAGCTGCGCGAGTTCGCCCTCGAGGGCCGCTGCCTCGGTGCCCGCGGACACGCCGGCCGCAGTCGTACCGAGGAACCCTCCGGGACCGGCGCGGCGCCGCTCGGCGGCGGCGCGGCTCCGCGCGAGCTGGAGCTCTGCCCGGGCCTCCTCGCGGCGCGCGATGGCCGCGGCCGTGCTCGCGTATGCCTGGCGCAGTGATGCCTCGGCAGCCTCTGCGCTCAGGTCCCGTGCTCGCTCGATCCGGTCGTTCAGATCGCCCAGCGACGACGCCTGATCGTCGGTCGCATGGATGGCCTCGAAGATCGAGTCGCGGAAGAGGTAGATCCCCAAGGCTGCCGACGCGGCGATTCCGACCGGGCCACCGAGCAGGGCGAGCGCGCCGCGCGCGACCGTGGCGGCCGTGCCCAGAGAGACGAGTCCGGCTGCAGTGACCGGCGCGACGCGCCCGAGCAGCACGACCCCCGCCACGGCGGAGCGATTCGCGGCGACGAACGCGGTGAGGGCGCCGATGCTCAGAGAGGCCGTGAACCGGCCCGCGAGCAGCGCCGCCGCGACCGTGCCGGCCGCCGTCAGCGCGTCCAGGTTCTCGGCAGTCGCCTCGAGCCCCTCCACGAACTGCTCGTTGAGCACGCCGGCGAGATCCAGGAACTCTTCCCGGATGTCCGCGATGGCCTTCGTCTGCCGGACGGCCAGCGCCTCGGTCATCTTGTCGAAGGCGTCCTCCGTCGCCCCGGCGCGACCGCTCATGTCGTCGAGGATGCGGGCGAAGTCGTCTCCTTGGGCGCCCGCAAGCGCGAGGATCGGCACAAGGGCCTCGACTCCGCCGAACAGCAGGGATAGGGACGCTTCGGATCCGCCGGTGGCCTCGACGAGCTGCTCGATGAAGCCTGCGAGCCCCTGCGTCCGGAGCGCGGCCGTGGTGAATTCGATGCCGAGTCGCTCGGCCTCCTCGCGCGCCTCGGAAGAGGGCTTCACGACGCTCGCAAGGACCTGTCGAAGGCCCGTCATCGCGATGTTCGTGTCGATGCCGCCGAGCGTCAGCGCGGCGACCGCGGCCAGCAGCTCCTCGAGCTCGACCTCCGTCTGTGCTGCGAGCGAGCCGACCGTGCCGAATTCGGTGGCCAGCTCGCCGATGGTCGTCTTGCCGGCGCGCATCGCCGTGAAGAGGACGTCGGAGATGTCCCCGGCCGCGTCCGCCTCTCGGCCGTAGGCATTCAGGATCGTCGTCAGGCCGTCCGCCGCTGTCCGCACGTCCGTGACGCCACCGATCGCGAGCCGGTTCGCCGCCTCGAGGAGCAGGATCGCCTCGCGCGCGTCCGACGCGCCGGCGGAGATGATCTGGTAGAGCGCGTTCGCCTGGGCCGTGGGCGTCGAGCCGAAGGCCGCGGCCTGCTCGCGCGTGGCGCGCTCGAGCAGCGCCATCTCCTCCCGCGTGCCCTCGATGAGCGTCGAGACCTCGGCGAGCGCCTGGCCGTAGGAGAGCGCCTCCCGCGTCGTCGCCCGCAGCCCGGTGCCGAGCCCGGCCACGAGCGAGATCCCGGCGATGCCGCCGGCGAGGGTCTGCAGCCGCCCCAGCTCGCGCGTCAGCCCGCCGAGCTCGCCGCGGGCCACGCGCGCATCGCGACCCGCGCGCGAGAGACCGTCCCCCATGCGCTGGCTGCGCCGCCCGGCCTGCTCCGCCTGGCGCCCGGTGCGCTCGGCGGTGTCGCCGTAGCGGTCGAGCTCGCGCGAGACCTCGCGGCTCGTGGTGACGACGGCGCGCCCGTCAGCGGTGAGGCGGAGGCCGACCTCGAAGTCCGTCACCGGCGGCGCCTCCCGCGCGGCGGCTTGCCGCCAGCGCTACCGCGCGAGGCGGCCTTCGCCAGCTCGCGGCACGCGACCTGCTCCATGAGGCGGATCTCGGTGAAGCGCATCGGCGTCATCTCCACGCCGAGCATGCGCGCGGTCGGCTCGACCGCGCCGTAGTCGAGGCCGACGCGCACGGCCTGCAGGCCGGCGAAGCGCCACTGCGAGCCGAGCGCATCGAACAGCAGCACGGTCTCGAGGTTGTCCTCGTGAACCTCGATCGCATCGCGCGTGCTGCGGGCCTGCTCTGCTGCATGGAACGCCTCGATGTCCGCGTCGGAAGCGCCGAAGGCGCGCATCTCCTCGGCGACGTCGCTCTCGTCGTGCTCGGGGCGCGTGGCGCGGGCCCGGTAGAGCGCCCGCGCCACGGCCTTCAGTTTCCCGCCCTGCGTCCCCGTCGCGCGGCGAAGTACGCCCGGGTTATCGGCTCGGCGAACCAGGGGAACAGGAGCAGCCGACCGAGCTGCTCGCTGTCGAAGGGGAGCGCCTGGCCGGCCTCGTCCTCGAAGCCCTTCCAGTCGTGGGTGACGCGGCGCATGAACGCGACGCCGCGCTCGCGGTCCTCTGCGGTACCGCCGACCAGGCCGCCCTCGGCGCCGAGGCCGTCGGCCACTGCGGCGTCGTCGAGGAGTTCGAACTGCAGTTCCACCTTCGAGGTCGTGACGGCGCCGTTCTCGGCCAGGTAGCTGAGCGTGACCTCCTGCCAGACCTTGTGCGGAGCGCTCGTGACTCGGAATGCCATCTACGTCTCCGTCAGCGCGTGGTGATGTGGATGCCGGAGCCGATCGGCCGCAGCGGGATCTGCAGGCCGTCGCCGTCGTCGTCGAGATCGACGTAGGTCGGGGGCATGGTCTGCATCTGGTCGATGGCGATCTCGACGATGTTCCCGGCCGTGGTGCCGTGGACGAGGGACATGGCCTTCGGCGCACCGCCGGCGAGCGTGAAGAAGTTCTTCGTCGCAAGCGCCGGCGTCTCGATCGTCATCGAGCCACTCGGGGCCGCGTCCTCGAACTCGATCGCCTCCCGGCCGACGCGATGCACGTAGGCGATCTGCTGCCCGAGGTCGAGCTCCAGGCTCTCGAGCACGGCCGAGTACGAGTCGTAGGTGAAGGTGGTGTGCGTGTTGCCGACTTCGAGCGGGGTCTGGAAGGCGGAGAAGTCCGGCGCCGTCGGCGTCGCCTCGGAGACGGCCACGAAGAGGCCCTGGAAGTCGAACTGCCAGCGGGCGAGATCCCGGCTCGGCATCGACAGCGACATGGCACCGCGGGCGCCGGAGAGCTTGTGCAGCTTCCCGCGCCAGTAGACGTAGAGGTAGGCGCTCTCGCAGGTGGACGGATCGTCGATCAGGTCGTAGTCGATGTGATCCACGTCCGCGGTTTCGGCGAAGCCGCAGGCCCGCGCGAGCACGCCCCAGGCGGGCTCCGTCGCGGCCGCCCCGCCACCGGCGACCTCCACGCCGAAGCGGACGCGCGCGCGCTTCGCGGTGAGCGCGACCTCGGTGTTGCCGACCCCGACGATGTCGAGGTTGCGGTCGATCTCTTCCACCTCGAGCGGCGTGATCTCGAGCCCGGTGGTGAGGATCGCGTGCGTGCCCGGCGCGAGGGTCGGGTCGGTCGCGTAGGTGCCTTCGATGCCGGCGAGCAGCAGGCGCGTGCGGCTCATGCCTCACCTCCCTTCTTCGACTTCGAGTCCGACGGAGCAGGCTTCGCCGCCGCCGACTCCCTGGGCGCGGGCTTGGCCGGCGCCGACTCCTTGGACGCGGGCACCGGCTCGCCGTCCCGCATCACGTACTTGCCGCCCTGCACGGGCGAGCCGTCTCGTCTGCTCACGGCAGCGTCTCCTGTTGTCGGGTCTGGAACTCGAGCTGCCAGGCGAGCTGGCCGCCGGTGGCCCGGAGCAGGCGCCCGGACCGGTAGGTCGTTTCGGTGGTCGCGTCGGGGTGCACCCAGCCGATGAGCCCCGCCTTCACGGCGGCCGTCATCGCCTCGAGCTCCTCGCTCACGGCCTGGCGGTTGCGGGCCTGCCCGCCGAGGATCAGCACCACGGCGAAGCGCACGGTGATCACCTGGCGCGTTGCGCTGCCGACGCGGGTGTTGTCGCTCGCGCTCTCGGCGACGGGGGCGACGTAGGCGCTGCCCGGGCGTGCCGACTCCTCGGAGAGGAGCGCAAGGCCGGAGATCCCGTCCACGTGGCGCAGCACGGGCACCGTCGCCTCGATGCGCTCGACGATCGGCGCGAGCCTCATGCCGCACCCCCGAAGGCGCCGGAGAGGAAGTCGGTGGCCTCGCCGAGGATCATGGCCTCGTCGTCGTCCGAGAGGCCGATGAAGGGGCGCGCGGGGATCTCCACGGCCTGCTTCGAGACCCAGCGCTCGCCGACGCGGAAGCGCAGTGCCTTCGCGTCCTTGGCTTCGATGCGCATGCCCTGCTGGTGCACCGCCGCATAGAGCACGTTCGTGCCCACTGCGACCGCGTCGCCGGCGACGGCGTGCGTGATCGAGTCGGACAGGTTCCCGGACTGCACGAGCGTCCGGCCGCCCTCGAGCGCGGCGCGGATCGACGGCTGCCAGGGCGTGCCGTCGGGGGCCTCGTTCGTCTCGGCGAAGCGCTCGCGCACGCTCGCCTCGAGGCCCTGGCCGATCGAATCGAGCAGCGGGTCGAGCGCCTGCCCACGGGCGCCGAGCGCGCCGATGGCGCGCCCGTAGGTCTCGAGTTCGGCTCGGTCGAGCTCCACCGTCAGGCGCATCACCACCCCGCCATCGAGTCTCGGGTGAAGAGGCGCTTCGGCCCCTCCACGATCGGCGTGTCGGCCCCCGTGGAACGCTGGCTGGCGCCGGGCAGCACGACCGTCCCCAGCGCGATCTGCTGGAGCTGGCGCCGCGAGGTGGCGGCGCGCTCGCGCACGGCGTCCGGCACCGTGCCCGTCGCGTGGAGGCGCTCGCGCGCGAGGTCCGCGGTCAGGGCGATCACCAGGTGCGGGATGGGCGAGAGCGGCGTCTCGTAGCGCCCGGCGAGGTAGCCGTCGACTTCGGCCGTGGCGTCGACCAGGGCCGCGCGGAGCACGAGCGGATCCACGCGGCCGAGGTCGTGCTCGTCGGTGAGGCGCACGGCCTCCTCGAGGCCGAAGCGGTGCACGTAGTCGAGAGGGGCGATGTAGACGGTCGCGGCCGGAGCGTCCGGGACGTTCCAGTCGAGCGCGAGGACGTGGATCTCCACCGCCTCTTCGGCGGTGTCGCCGAGGTCGTCGGTCACCGTGACGGCGATGCGGTACACCTCGCCGGCGGTGCCGCCCGCGACCTGGATCTGCGCGACGTCCTGGTGGCTGCCGAGCGCCACGGCCGTGAGCGCGGCGACCTCGTCGACGAGGCCCCGCGCCGTGACGGCGACCGCGTCGATCGAAGCGATCGCGCGCCCGGCGCCGAGGCGCAGGCGCGCGTCGAGCGTGCGCGTCTCCGACGGCTGCTTGACGCGCGGGCGCAGCATCAGGCGGCAGCCTCCGCGGCCGCGCGGATGCGCTCGATGATCTCTTCCTTCCGACGTGCGCCGTCGAGGTCGACCTCACGCTCGCTCGCGAGGGCACGCAGCCGGGTAACGGTCATCTCTTCGAGGCCGTCGCCCTCGGAAGCGATCTCGCCCTCCTCGACGATGAGGTCGGGGTCGCCCGCCAGGGCGGCGCGGTCGGTCTCGGGCAGGCCGTCCAGGGCGACCGCGATGGGCTCGCGGCCGAAGCGCATGCCGGCCCGGCGATGGCCACCGGCACGGCGCGACTTGATGAGCAGGTGCGTGGGCACGACGTTCCTCCTTCAGGGCCTCGCCCCCGGCCGGTCCGCGCCGGCCGGGGGCGGGCAGGTGGCGGCCCGAAGGCCGCCTGCGCTCGCGGGGCACGAGGCCCCTCTCAGGTATCTCAGGCGGCGAGCAGCTGCTCGACGTGGAGCTCCGAGAGCCCCATCGCGATGTTTGTGGCGCCGGCCGCATCGCGTTCGGCCTTCAGGACCTCGAGGGCCTTCTGCTCGAGGGGCGGCGGCACCACCAGGAGCGTCGGCCGGACCCGCAGGGGACGGTCGTAGTCGCCCTTCATGCCCTGCATGGCGGCCCGGGCGGCCATGAAGTTCGCGACCGTGAGGTCCGCCTTCGAGCCGTGGGCGAGCTGCCAGAGGCCGTAGCCGGCGTTCCAGCGGCCGTCGACGCCGTAGAGGAACTCCTTGCGGTGGAAGACGTTGTCGTCGTCCGGACGGTCCTTCCGCACGAACTGCGGCCGCTTGCGCATCTGCAGGATGAGCGGGCGGATCGCGCGGCTCGTGTCGAGCAGGAACCAGGGCGTCGCGGCGCCGGCCGTCATGTTGCTGACGGACTGCTCCACGCCGTCGGCGTCGAGCACCGGGTGGTCCGTGTCGAAGAAGTTCTGGCCGTCGTAGCAGGCCGTGGTGAAGCCCGCGGCGAGGAGGCCCCAGATCAGCGTGTCCGGGTGCTCGCCGACGGCGCGCCCCTGCTCGGCGAAGAGCGGGTTGTAGATGCCGAACTGGTCGTCCTCGATGTCGTTGCGATCGACACCGATGGTGTGCTCCCAGTCCTTGTTCAGGATCTTGTAGCCCTCGGCCTCGAGGTTCGCCACGACGCGATCGCCGAGCCACTCGCGCACCTGCGGCAGCTTCTTCATCCAGCGGTAGTCGTTCTCCCGCGTGGTCGAGGGCACCTCCATCGCCACCCGGTTCCAGGTCGGCTGCACGCCTTCCAGGGCCTGGTTGAAGATGGTGTTGAAGGCCGTGTACAGGCCGTTGAGCGAGTTGTTGGTGATCTGCACTGCGGGAATCCTCCGTGTGGCCCGGGCCGATGCCTCAGGCGATCTCGACCCAGACGCCGGCGTCGTCGACGTCGACGATCCGGCCCGCCGCCGAGCGGCTGCTGCTGCCGTTCGTGGCGGCCACGGTCTGGTCGTCCACGATGTACGCCTGCTCGCCGATGTCGGCCCGGTCGATCGGGTCGGCACCGAGGTTCGCGAAGCGGAAGACGCCGACGTCGGTGTCGACGTAGAGGTCGCCCGCGGAGCCGGGGTTGTTGTCGACCTCCTCGAGGGCGCGGCCGCGCGGCACGAGGCCGGTGGCCGTCGTCGCCGGGGCCGCGTTGCCGGCCGCATCCAGGACGACGAGCGCACCCGCGTAGATGTGGACGTTCGCGGCCACCGGGTCGGTGTTCCGGTTGCGCTCGCGGCGAGGGGTCGAGCGGTTCTTGGTCAGCGCGGCCATCAGGCAGCCTCCTCACGCTTCCGCTGGGCGATGAACGTCTCTTCGGTGAGCCCGAGCTGCGAGCAGATCACCTTCTCCTCCGGCGTCAGCGCGGGCGCGCCGCCGCCTTCACCCTGGGGCGCGATGCGGCCGCCGACGATCTGCGGCTGGGCCGCGGCGAAGGTCCGGAAGCCCTCGATGTCGCGGCTGGCGTAGGCGATGCCCCAGTCTCGCTGGGCCGGGATGAGCCGGCCCTCGCGGATGGCGGCGTCGACCGCGGCCGTGGCCTGCTCCTGGCCGATCGACGCCTGAAGGGCGGCGAGCTGGGCCTGGGTCGCCTTGAACGTGGCGATGTCCACGTACTGCGACGGGTCGGGGCCCTCTGCGCGGCCCTGCTTGAGCGCGGCGATCGCCGTGAGGACGGTCTGGCCGTCGGGCGTCTGCCCCTCGAGGCCGAGAGCGGCGGCGAGTGCGCTCACCTCCACGGCGTGCTCGGGACGCTTGCCGAGTTCGGCGAGGGCGGCGAGCGCCGTCTCCTCGGTGGTGTACTGCGCCGGGTCCAGGCCGGCGGCCTGCAGCGCCTTCTTCAGGTGCTCGTTCACGGGAGTCTCCTGCTGATCATGGCCCTGGGCCTGAGCCAGCGCCGTCATGTCGAACGCCGGGTTGTTGGTGAGCGAGGCGCGCAGGACGCGCAGGACCTCGCCGTCCTTCGAGTGGGTGAACACGGGGGAGAGGAAGCGGTACTCGCGGTTCGCGATGGCGGCCTGGCCGAGGGGCGTCCAGGCGACCTTCGCCCAGAGGCCGTCGTCGCGGACCTCGAGCGCCGAGATCCAGCCGGCGGCCGGCGCGCGGCGCCCGTCCTTCGCGGCCAGGTCGATCGCGTGGTCGAAGTCGATCGCGAGCTCGCGCTCGCCGTCGAGGCTCGCGGCGATCACCGCGGCCGCGTCCCGGATCCGGAAGCTGCGGCCGTCCTGCGTGGCGACCACGCCGGCGGCCGCCGGGAACACCTGGATCCACTCGGGGGCCTGGTTCAGGCCGGCGGCGAGGGCGACGACGGTCGCGGCCCGGCGCGGGGCATCCGCGGCCGGAGCGGCGTGGGCGAGCATGACGAAGGGCGTGTCCATGACGACGCATGGAACGGGAGCCGGGGGTGGCGATACAGATGAAGGGCTTCAGCCGCTGCTGGGGGCCGGCGGGGAGCGGATCGGTGCGGGCGCCTTGACGCCCGCAGTGGCCTCAGGAGAGGCGGAGGCGTTTCGGGGTCCGAGCGTACGACGAAACCGCGAGCGAGGCGAGAAGGGGCCTTTTATAGGTTTTTGAAGGGGTGTCGAGGGTCCGACAAGGCTCTGGAGCGCCATCGAGGCCCGATTCGGTTGCTCCGAGACGCGTTCGGGGCCGTCTGGCGGCGATGCTCGAGCGGCGGTACAGTGGCCCTGCCAGTCGGGTGGCGACCCGCGCTGCTCGTACATACTCCGCTGGCGGAGGTGCAAGGGTAGCGGCAACCGCGCTGCTGGGCAGCGAAGGGCTCGACGTCAGTCGGGCCCTTCTTTTTTCCGAAGCGCCAGTCTCGCTATCGGGCCAGTGCCCTTGATCTTGAGGTCGGACTTGGCTTGTCGGATGAACTTCCGCAAGCATGTGTCGGTGAGGATGCTTTCCATCTCGACGAGGTCTTGAAGAAACTGGGACTCATCGTCGTGCAGCCGATCGATGGCTTCTTCGTAGTCAGCCAGCAATCGAACTGCTTCGCTGCTCATCAAGAGTCTCCCTGCATCCCTCGCGCGCGCTAGGTCGTCTCTTGCTCTGCGCCAATCCTCGGTGAGCTGCACCACTCGGGCCTCTCCGATCTCCCGCTTCAATAGCAATGAGCGCAGAATCTCGTCCGCGTACCTCTTCACGAGATGAAGCGCGTCGACGACACGCCCGTATGCCTCGACCTCCTTCTCCCACCAGTGCTGCGATCTGAACTTCGAGATAGAGAGCCTTACGGTTAGCCATGAGCTGAGCAGTGCGATCAAGGGAGCAGTCAGGAGCAAAGGAATCTGTTCACCGATCGAGGCCCAAACGGCGTCCATGAGTGGATCCATGCTTAGCTTTCCCTCGTGGCATCTCCCGGGTGGTATCTGAACACGGGAACCAACCGCAGGAACGCCCCGAATCAGCTCCCGTCGTCGCCGCTTGCGCGCCGGTAGGCGAGCACGCCGGCGCGCCGGCTCAGGATGCGGCGGATGTTCTTCCCGTCGAACGCTGTCGTCCCCCGCCATCCATCCTTGCCGATCTCCACGCCCACGATGCCCCGCACCTGCGACCCCTCGACGTCGAAGGTCGCGAGGTACGTCCTTCGCAGCCGGTACTCCTGCGTCTGCTCCACCAGGTCCCAGTGCCACCAGATCTCCGTGGGGTTGCGGAGGGTCTCGGCGAGGAGCAGCAGCATCCGGCGCCGTTCGCCCTTGTCGAGCTTCCAGCCACCGGCGCGGTGCTGCAGGAAGGACTCGTCGATGACCACGGGCTCACCGAGCTTGTCCTCGAGGACCACAGGCCGGCCCGGTGCAGCGCCGAACGCTTCCAGGAAGCGGCCCGCGGCGGCCTCGTCGTCCAGGCCCGCCGGCAACAGGCGCGACGCCGGCACGACGACGTCCCCCGGCCACGGCGGCGCCTGCCCCGGCTCGACGCGCCGCGGCCAGTCGATGGGACGGTCCAGCGGCGCCGGCGTGAGCGCCCGCATGTGCGCACGGCCCACGTTGTAGCCGAAGCCTGGGTCGACGCCGTCCTGAATCTCGAGGATCTCGCCCGTGCGCCGGTTCACCCACTCCCGCGTCTGCTGCCGGATGGCGCCCGCCTCGCGGTCGGACGTGACCGACCAGCCCTTGCGCGCGAGATCCCGCTCTCCGTACTGCTGCACCAGGCAGCGGCAGTTCCAGCCGTTCGGCGGGTAGAGCGTCTCCCAGATCGGGTCGTCCCAGCGCCGGATCAGACCGTGCCAAGCGGCGTGCTCGGGCCGAGTACGGGCGTCCTGGATCGCCGAGTAGCGCAGGTACGGCCGGCGCTCGGCGTTGCGCTCGATGCGCTCCCAGCGGCCCGCGGCTCGGGCCGTGCGGAGGTTCGTGTCGAAGATCGTGCGCAGCCGGTGCGGCGAGCCGAGCTGCACGTCGCGGATCTCGCCGGTCAGCGGGTCCCGCATCTCCTGGCGGCCCCACCAGCCTTCCGCCTGCAGCGTCGGCATCAGGTCCTTCGCCCAGGTCGCGAATGGCGTGCCCTCGCGGAGTGCCTTGTCGAGGCTGCGTCGGACCGTCTCGAGGAGGTCGTGGCGCATCATTTTCGCCACGGTGAAGCCCCGGGCGTGCTCCTGCTGCCAGACGTCCTGCCAGGCGAAGGACGGGGTGTAGCCCTTGTCCTCGAAGAAGCGGATCGCCTCCGCCGGCGGCAGCGGCTCGAGCGTGAGGTCGGCCATCAGTCGTCAGCGTCGTCGATCGCGCCCAGGCTCGCGGCCATGCGCGCCGCGAAGGTCGAGCGCGCGAGCAGCTCCTCGAGCGCCGAGCTGTCCATGCGGGCGAGCTGCGCGATGAGCAGGCGCTGCACCTCCTCGTAGGACGTCGCCTGCGCCACGAGCTCGCGGATGGGCGCCACGAGCGGCTCCATCAGCGGCTCCCACTCGTCGTCGATGGCGGTCGCGGCGAGCTGCTCCACGGCATCCCGGGGCGCCTGCTGCTGTGCGAGCGCGCGCGCGGCGCGCGCCGGCGGCAGCGGAGGGCCTTCGGGCGACTTAGGCGCAGCGGCCGACCCGCCGAAGGCATCCTCGGGCGACTCCGGGGCGTTCAGGCCGAGCTTGCCGCGGACCTCGGACTGCGAGAACTCCATGTGCGGCGCGAGGGCGCCCACAGCTTGGCTCAGTGCCTGCACGTCGACCGTCTCCGGCCGGCCGATGCGGATCCGGGGATAGCGCTGCTGCGGGCCCCGGTTCAGGTCGACGATCGCGCGCACGAGCTGCTGGTTCAGCACCGCGGCGAGGGCCTTCGCGTCGGCGCGCTCGATGTCCTCGCGGACCTCGTTGTGCTCGCGAGAGACCGCGTGGCCGCCCGAGATCGCGTCCGTGGTCGTGGACTGCCCGAGCACCGCCTTCGAGATCTGGTGGTCCATGTACTCGGCGAGGGTCTTGTGGCCGTCTCCGCCTCGAGACGAGGAGTCGGTGATGAACTCGATGTCCATGCCCGTCGGGATCACGGCCGCGGCGTCGGCGCCGATGTCGCGGACGGCGCGCAGCAGCAGCCGCTTCTCGTCCTCGCTCGCCCCTCGGGCGTGCTTGCCGACGCGATAGGGCTGGCCGTAGACCTCGAGGAACTGCACCCAGCCCTTCACCCCGAAGTTCTTGAACGTAGCCGCCCAGGCGACCGGGCGCGCGAGGCCGCCTCGCACCGGCAGGCCGGACTTCGCCCGGATCTGCGCCCACAGGAACTTGTAGGCGGGAAGCGGCCGGACGCCGCCGTCGTCCTTCAGCAGCGGCGTCGCGAGATCCTCCCGGTCCAGCTCAAGGAAGGTCGGGTGCACCCACTCCAGGCGCTGCGGCATCCACTGCCGCTCGCTCGTCTCCCAGATGATCTCCGTGAGGGAGATGCCCTTGCCGATGGCGTCGAGGATGTCGAAGAGCTCGTCCTCGAGCGTGTCGCGGTGCAACCAGGTGCGGATCAGCTCCGCGTTCGCCTCGTCCTCCGGGGTGTCGCCGCCAGGCTCCACGGAGATCTCGAGCTGGCAGACCGCGCGCTTCCGCGCGCCCAGCACCGTCAGGTACTGCAGCTCCTTCTCCTCGAGTTCCTCGGCGAGGCGGAAGTAGGCCCGCGGGTCCTCGGTCTCGGCGGCCTTCAGGAGCGAGGCGAGCCCGGCGGGCGTCAGGCCGATCGAGACCCCGGAGGGTTCGTGCTGCCGCACTCCGGAAACCGAGGGCGCGGCGATCTCCTGCGTGAGCAGGGCCTTCTCGAGCACGAGCGGCCGGCCGCGGGCGTCGACGAGCATCACCAGGTCCCCCTGTTCCAGGCGCCGGCCGAGCCCTCGTCGGCGCGCATGCGCATGCGTGTGCGGTCCGGATCGTCGCCGAGCTCCCGACGCACCGGCAGGTAGCCGACGTCGTGCGGGTCCTTCCTCGAGGCGTAGTGCGCGAGCGCGAGGGCGATCGCGAAGTCGCCGTGGCGGTTCTTCTGGCCGGTCGACTTCGGCAGGCGCGCGACGCCGCTCACGCGCTTCACGGCGAGCAGGTCCTCGAGGAGATCCACGTCCTTCGGGATCTCGATCGTGTCCTCGTCGAAGGCGCTCTTCAGCGGCGGCATCTCCTCCCGGTACCAGCCCTCGGAGAGCTTGATCTCCTCGAAGACGGAGCCGTACTCCTGGACGGCCACCTCGGCGAGGTAGGCGCCGTTGCCACCGGCGTCCAGGGCGCCGGCCTGCAGGCGCGGGAGCGCATCGCAGAGGTGGAAGAGGATCTGCCGCTGAGCCTCGAAGGGGACGTTCAGCAGCTCGACGACGAACGGGACGCGCCGGCGGAGATCTCGCTCGGTGAGCATCGGCACGATCACGGACAGGTCGGAGATCCGGCCGAAGTCCTGGCCGACCGCGCACCACAGCTCGCGGGGCAGCGCCTCGAGGAGCGGGTCGAGTTCGGTGCGGCACCAGGTGGCGATCTCCGCCTCGCGCGCGGCCTTCGGCCAGTGCTTGAACTCGTCCTCGAGGCGCAGGCGCAGCACGGGCGCCTCCGCCATGCGCGCCTCGACGAGCACACGGGTCAGCCAGGCGCCCGAGCCCTCGGACGGGATGACGTCCAGCTCCTCGCTCGCGTGGTCGCCGTAGAAGGCGTACACGTCGTCGACCCACGCCTTCTCGCCGAACGCCGTCCACTCGATGCCGCGCCGCAGGCAGACGCGCCGGTACAGGCCCTCGTCCACGGCCTCGCCGAAGGTGATGCGCTGGACGCTGCCGGCGCGCCGGCCGGCGCGGATCTCGTCGACGAGGAGGTTGAAGGCGTTCTGCTCGCCGTTGTGCGTGCTGATGACACGGACCTTGCCGCCCCATATGAGCAGCGCGAGGGCCGCCTTCAGGAGCTGGTCGAGCTGGTCGTGGAAGGCCGCCTCGTCGATGACGACGACGCCCTGCTTCCCGCGCAGGTTCGCGGGCCTCGAGGAGAGCGCGACGATCCGGTGCCCGCTTTCCGGGAAGCGGATCGTGTAGGTCTTGATCGCCTTCTCACCATCGTCCTCCCAGAAGCCCTCGTCGACCTCCGAGGCGGCCCGATCGAACGCGCGCGCCCAGAGCGCGCACGCCTCGATGTACTCGATGGCCATGTCCTGGTTGTAGCCGATGTAGTAGACGTTCTGGCCGCCGTGGGCCTTCTCCGACGCGGCGATGAGCACGTCGTCCGATGCCTCGGCCCAGGTGAGACCGGTCCGCCGGCTCTTCTCCATGACCTTCAGCTGGCTGTCGTCCTCGATCCAGCGCCGCTGATAGCCGAGTAGCACGCCGCCCGGGACCTCCGGAACGCTCGCCTCCGCCGGGAGCGCCGCCTTCAGCGCGTTCGCGGTCATCCGGCGACCCCGAGGATCTCGCGCCGGAGCTCGGCGGCGACGTCCTTCGATAGCCCACCGCGCTTCGCCACGGCCGAGGCCGCGTCGGCGGCGTCCTTCAGGGCCTGCTCGCGCACCTCGCGCGCGAAGCGCTTCTGGGTGACGGTCGCGCGCGTGCAGTCCGCGATCGCCCGGGCGGCCTTGTTCAGGAGCAGGATGCGGGAGGCAGGGTCGACGTCGTCCTCTCCGGCCTCGTCGAGCGCCATGAGCGCCTCGTGGAGATCGGTCTGGACGAGCGCGAGGGCGGCGGCCGACTGGCGCCCCTCGTCGTCGCCCGCGGCTTCGACGATCAGGTGCGCGGCCTCGGCGCTCGCCTTGATGCGCGACAGGCGCCGCTCGAGGCGCGAGCCATGCCGATGCAGGGCGCTCTTCGAGATCTCGTGACCGCGCTCGGCCAGCCACTCCGAGAGCGCCTCGTAGCCTGCGAACCCCCGGTCGATCAGCTCCCGCTCGAGGTCGGCACGGACCTCCTCGGGGAGCTGCGAGATGGCGCTGCGACGCGGCACGTCAGTACCACTTCTTCGGCCGCGCGATCCCGGGCTCCGCGGGGATCGTGTACTCCACGAAGTCGATGCCGACGCGCGTCAGGCTCGCGAGCCAGGTCGGCGCGTCCCGGTCGGTGATGTGGATCATCTCCCGGGTCGCGAGGTAGTCGAGCTCGCGGCGGACGTCGTGGGGCGAGAGCGGGAGCTGGACGTCGGCGATCGCCGCGAAGATCACGGTCTCCGCCACGTGGTGCGGGCGGCCGGCGTCCAGGGCGCGCAGGATGCGCCAGCGCGCTTCCTCGCGGACGTGCTTGGCGGTGTCGATCTCGTGCATCAGGACGGTCCTCCCGGCCGCTCATCACCCCTTCGAAACGACTTCACGAGCCACTCGAAGCGCTCGTACAGACGGTCGAGCTTCGCGTCGATCTGACCGCTGAAGCGGATCCAGTCCTCGCGCCGGACGTAGTCGCGGGAGACCTCGAGGCGGAACTCGGCGAGGTCGCGCATCACTGATTCGAGGCGCTGCTGTTCCGCGATGTCGTGCCGCTGCAGCGTCTCGAAGCGCTCGTCCATGTGGTCCGAGTACTTGTCGATGAGCCACTTGATGGCGCCGACGAGCGCCGAACTCCATGCGAGCAGCAGCGTCACGATCACGCCGATCGCCTTCCAGTCCAACATCACCTCCATGCGCGCCTCCGCTGCTCGTGGCGTTCCTGGCACTCGACGCACCGGCTGGCGCCGAGCGACTGCCGCAGCGGCGAGATCGTCTCGCCGCACTCACACTCCGGGCGGCCGGCGCTCGCATCGACCTGAGCCCGGTGCCGCGCGATCACGGACTCGAGCTCGGCCTCCACGACCTCACCGGCCCGTTCGAGATCCCGCTCGTCGATCACACTCGTCGCTCCAGGTACGGATGGCCGCGATGCGCGTCCACGCCCGCGCGCCCCATGCGTAGAGACCGTCGAGGTACTCGGCCACGTCACGCTGCGTGTAGGCGCCCTCGGGCTTCGCCGGGGGCGCCGACGGCGCCGTCATCCCGGCCGGCACGACGCAGGCGACGACCTGCACCTGCGGCGCGACTTCCGGCGGCGGGATGGGACTCGCCGGCTGCAGAGCGCAGCCGGCGAGGAGTACTGCGAGCAGGACGACGGCCCGGGCGATCACGGAAGGGCCTCGATCGCCGCTGCGAGCACCGGCGCCACCGGGCCGTCGTCCTCGGGGGGCGCCGCCCTGATCCGGGCGATGCGCGCCCGGTGCTCACCCTCCTGGGCCACCAGGCGGCCCTGCAGCGCCCGGACCGCGGCCGCGGCCTGGCGTCGCCCTTCCTCCGCGATCTCGAACTGCACTGCGCCCTGCTCGGCGAGGGCGCGCCAGGCGTCCCGGTCGCGCTCCACGACCGCGGACTCGCACCGGACCGTGTCGGCCCGTTCCCCTGCGAGGCGGGCGTAGAGCAGCAGTCCCCCGGCGGCGAGCACGGCGAAGACGATCAGCGTCCCGGCGCCGCCGGCGCGCCGGCCCACGAACCAGCCGAGCGCACGCGTGCCGAGGCGCCGCGCGAGGGCCATGCTCAGCACGTGGGGCGCCCCCTCCAGCCGGCGGCGAGGTAGCGGGGCTCCAGCTCGAGCAGCACCCGGCGGGGGTAGCCGCGGTTCTCGCGGAACGCCCACTCGGCACGCTGGCTGTGCTGCTCGACCTCACCCCACCAGCGGTTCGGGTCCGCGCCCGCGGCGGCCGCGGCGGCGCGATCGCGCGGGATCCAGCCCGGGCCGCCGTTGTAGGCCGAGAGGGCGAAGGCCCAGCGATCGCACCGAGGCAGCGCCGCCGGGGCGTCGACCTCGGGCACGTCGGCCACCCACGGCTGCATCCGCCCGAGCAGATGCCGGTCGTAGCGAAGCAGCGCGCGCATCGCCCAGCCAGGCGAGAACGGCGCCGCCTCGCCGAGGTCGGGGTAGATCTCCGCGATCCAGTCCGCCGTCGCCGGCGTGAACTGAGCGAGGCCGTCGGCGTAGCGGCTCGAGACGCGACTTCGCCAGCTCGACTCCTGGTGGATCTGAGCGGCGAACAGGGCGACCGGCGCATCGAGGCCGAACTCTGCGTACGCGAGGCGCGTGAGCTCGCGCTCGTGGGCCTTGGCGGCGCGCGGTATCTCGGCGGCCGCCGAAGGGGTGGCGGCGAATGCGAGCAGCGCTACGGCGAGCAGGAAGGCGACGGTGAGCCAGAAGGTCGTGCGAGCGTCTCGGACGTCCACGGTCAGACCCCCACCGCGAGGCCGAGGATCGTCGCCGCCATGATCAGCGCGCGGCGTACCTGGCTCGCCACGGCGATCGCGATGGACAGCTGCAGGCGATCGACGGAGCCGGTGCGCAGCTCGTGAGGGTCGCCGATCCAGAGGTGCGGCCGGGCGTAGGGGAAGATCGATCGGTCGATCCAGTAGCCGAGGTAGGCGCCGAAGCACAGCTTGCACAGCGACCAGACGAGCACGCCGAGCTGGTAGGGATGGAGCAGCGCGACGATGAGCGCGGCGAGAAGGGCGAAGCCGAGCCAGGGGCCGGCGCGGAGGCTGCTGCGGAGCCAGTCGTTCACGGGGAGGTTCCTCTGGATGGGGACAGGCAGCGAGTGCCAGGAGAGTCCAGAGGGTGCGGGGTGGTGGCTTCGGTCTACAGCTGAAGGGCTTCAGCGGGTGCGCGATGGCGCACGCCGCGCGGCTGGATGGTCCTACACGATGGCAGGTGATGTCGACAGGGACGCGCTGCGGGAACGCGGGATACTACGACTGCGCCCGTTGCCTGCACTACGCGTTCCGATGGATCGCCGGACGACCCGCGGCGGGCGCATCCCTTACGAGTCAGATTCCGTCGACCGCGTAGACTTCAACGCCGCTCGGGTCTCAGCTTCCGAGTCCTTGTCGAGCATTCGGAGCGTGGCCGTGCTGACCTCGTACACTGCAATCGCGACCAGCGCGAACATCAGTGCTGCCGCACCGCAGCCCAGCGCGGCGAAGCTCCAGTGGTCGAACGCACCGAAGACAAGGTTCACGAGTGCACTCGCGAAGCACGCGGACACCGTCCAGATGAGTAGCTTGGACAGGCGGCGGAGCGGGACGTACCGATCGACCAGCCCGTGCTCATCGGCCCAGCGCACGTACCACTTCGTGTCGTAGACGTCGCGCTTGATCGTCTGAACCATGAACGACTTCATCGCGAAGATGAAGGTCCCGAGCGTCATGCTGGTGCCGAAGAGTTCGGTGCTGTACCGCGAGTAATACTCGACGAGAGCGGTCGTCCAGACCGCGCATTCGGCCGTCACGACAGGCTCCCGAACACGCTCGGGTGCTGCCGTACGGTGTCAGCCAGCCGCTTGAACGAATCACAGGCGCGAAATCCGGGCAGCGAAGCCGGAAGACCCTCAACGTATGCCTCGTAGTCGAGCTGCCCGAAGTGCTGCAGCACCGTATCGATCGCCTCTCGTCTCGTTTCCCTGTTCAAGTCTTTCCCGATGATCGTGAGCGTCTTCTTCGCCTCTCCCTTGGCTGTGGTGAACGGCGTGAACTCGGAGAGCAACGTACTCAGCGCGCTCACAAGATCCGACCGAGAGATGCTGCTCGCATCTATGCTCGCAGTGAGCTTCCCACGCGTGGCGAGCGGTTGGATCGCCTGTAGCCCCTTGTGTGCGACAACTTCCTCTGCATGGACCTCGATGCCGGTGACCTCTTTCAGCGCATCTACTGCACGCTGAACATCCTGCTCTCGTACCCTGAGCTCGAACTTCATGCGCCCGTGAACACGGCGCTTCGCGCGCCGTTCCGCCCGCTCCCGGTCGTCGTCCTGGTCGTCCTCCATGAGTTGGTCCACTTTCGCGCGCATGGCTCTGGAATGTGCTTCCCGGAGGATTCTCGCCAAGTGCACCATGCTCGGTGCGCCCCGATGGGTCGAAACGCACCCGACTCCGTTCGCGGGGTTGAGCAGCCAGAGCGCCACCTCGCTCTGATGGGTGCCGGCCGCGAGCGCCTGGCGGTCGAGGATCACGTTTCCCTTGTCATCGCGGCGAATGATCACGTCGGTACGCTTCGGCTTCTGGACCAGCAGTGCTCCGGCCGCCCAGGTCCCGTGCTGCTCGCAGATCGGCACGAACACCCGCCCGGCGATCTCGTGCTCCGTCTGGTTGATGTGACGCAGCTGCTCGACGATGTCGCCGATCGAGAGCTCGGTCGCAATCTCGGCGACCACGAAGCAATGGAACTTGACCTTCACACCGGCACCCTCCTTGGTAGGCTCCACGCCGAGCTTAGCTTGTCCTCGCCCTCCCGGCAGGGGGGGCGGGAGCCATTCGTCATCGGAGGACGACCATGCTGGCCCTGCTCGCCATCGCCGCGTTTGCGGCTCTGTTCATCACTGTTGTACTGCTGATCCGTTCAGATCGTGGGCAGGCGTCGCAGCAGCCCAACCGGCGCGCACCGATAGCTGTCCCTTGGGAGACACGGCCTACCGAACGTGGTCTCGCACTTGAACTACCCGGGTCGATCACCCTAACCCTGATCGGTGACGCCGACGGCCCTGCCTCTCTCGAGCAGCTCCTGCGCGCGACGATGGGGCAGCGCTTCATCGAACGATCCGGGGCCCTCGCCGTGGCGATGTCACGAGCGAACGTCGAGTGCCCTGAAGTCGAGGCGTGGCGCGTGAAGTCGCTGGCCGCTGCCGATCGGCTGCTCCGGAAGAAGCTCAAGGAAGAGATCGCAGCCGATCCGGAGTTCCTCGAGGACTTCGACGGCGACGAGCAAGCAGCACTCGACAGCCTCTACGGCGACGCCGCGGACGAACTGCCGGAGTGCGCGAGCCACTGGATCGGGCGCGACCTCCTTCGCGTGCCGCGCCCGGAATCCCTTGCTTCGGACGACGTGCTGCTCGACCACGTCCAGGACCGTCCCGAGGCCGTCTACGCTTTGTTCCGACTGGCCGATCGAATCGGGCGAGGCTTCCGCCCCAGCAAGTGGGACTGGATGCCAGGGATCGATGCGCTCATCGAGGCGGGAGCCGCACGTCGCGGCACCGACCTCCCGCCGGAGGCGGTGATCGAGGCGACCAAGATGGCGGACCTCAGGGCCGCGCTTCCCGAGGGCGTGAAGATCCGCCGCAAGGCAGATGCCCTACCGCATCTCACGGAGCAGGTCATCGAGCGGCTCCCCGGTCTTGAGGAGGTCGTGTTCATCGATCCCCTTCCGGATCAGGTCGCCGCTGCACTTCCTGCGTGGCGGTGGTCGTCCGTGCACGCGCAGCTGTTGCTGGAGACCATAGTGTGCGCTGAGCGCGTGGCGGCAACGCTGGAGGAGCCGCTCGGCGAGGGCGACGAGTGGGCGATCTCGGGGGACTGCTGCAAGCGCTCTCGGGCCGCCGCTGAGCGCGATTCCTCGCGCAGGAAGCCGAAGGCCCTGCCTCCGTTCCACGTAGGGTGCCAGGCGGAACTCGAGGTCTGGTAGGGCGAACGGGCTAGAGCAGGCTGCCCTGTGCGGCTTGACCACCATTCGATGCCAGGATCGAGAAGACCTGCCGCTCGGTGAGCCCATGCTCCCGCGCCAGCCGAGCAACCGGCTCCCCCTCCGCCCGCCGCCGCCGGATCTCCGCATCCCGCTGGTGCCTGATCGCCCGCACGCACCGCGGCACCGACAGCACGTCCCCACCGAACACATGCACGAGCTGCTCCGCCGCTCGCTGCCCGATGAGGTCGATCAGCGCCTGACCCCCGCCCGCGCCCTCCAGCCGCTTCGGCACCCACAGCCGGATCCCGCCGTGGCTTTCCACGAGCTTCAGCGTCGCCGCCAGGCCGATCACCTCGACCAGCGACTGGACCGATTCGGGCAGCGCGTCAGGATCGAGTTCCACCGTCGGGCCTCCTGATGAGCGTGCGCAGCTCCTCGAGCACCGCCCGGGCCCGGCTCCGCTGCTCGGGCGTGGGCGCGGGGCGACCGAGCCGGGGCTGTGCCGGCCGGGACGGCAGTACGTCCAGCACCGCCCGCGGCGCCGGCCAGCGCGTGATGCGGCCGGCGAGCGCCACGAAGCCCGCCTCGAGGCGCCGGTAGTCGACGGCCTCCTGCCAGGCGACGGGCGCATGCCAGAGCGCGTCGCACCAGACGTTCTCGACAGCGTCGAGGGTGTCCGCGGCCGGCGCGCCCTCGAGGCGCAGCACGTAGAGCCGGGCGATCCCGGTCGCCACCACCTCGCGGAACCACTCAGGTGCGTCACCGACCATCGCCACGCCCCTCGAGCAGGCGCTGCACGGCGGCGCGCGTGCGGCTCACCGGCGCGGTCGCCGAGGCCGAAGGCGACGCCGCGATCGGCCGCGGCCGCGCAGCCACGGACTCGAGTACTCGTCGTAGGTAGTTGTGGTTCCCGAGGGGTTTCCAGCTGCCCTCCTGCTGCTTGGCGCGCAGGGCGTCCACCGTCTCGGAGAGCGCCTCGCCGAGCACGAACGGATCCGCGTGCAGCGCCGCGACCTCGCGCGCGAGCCGCAGGGCCCGCTCCCAGGCGAGCGCCCGCGACCGGGCCCGGAAGAGGCCGAGGTAGGCCGTGAGCGGCCGCCCCAGCTCCGCGGGCGCCTCGGCGAGGAGCGCCATGAGCTCACGGGCCGCTTCGTCCGCGGCGGCCTGCTCGAGCGAGAACTCGGCGTGACAGGAGGGGCAGCGGCAGCGCATCAGCCCTCCTCGCGCTTCCGCCGGTACTCGAGGGCGGCGACGATCTTCCGGAGCTGCTCCGGCTTGCACCACTCCCAGCGCTCGATGCCGAACATCCGCTTCGCGATGCCGTCCGCGTACTTCGCCGAGAGCCCCTGCGCCTCGAGCTGCTTTCGGATCTTCGCGGCCACCGTCTCGCGCGGCTCGGCGGTGCGCGTCCGCCCCTTCCGGCGCGGCCGGTGCCCGAGAGACCGCAGGTGCTGGATCACCCGCATGCGGCCGCCCTTGTCGAGTTCCTTCGCCGTGCGCACGCGCGCGATCGTCCAGAGCATGTCGCGGTAGGTGTCGTCGTCGAGGCCGAGTTCCTTCTTCGCGACGTGGATCTGCGCGAGCTCGCGCCGGCGCTTCGCGTCGGCCGCGGCCTTTCGCTCGGCGAGGGCCGCAGCCTCCGCCTCGAGCGCACGCGCCTGGGCGTCCAGCTCTGCCGCCCGGCGCATGTCGTCCGAGTACGCCCGCCCGTCTGCGTACTGCGCCAGGTGGCGGATCTCGGCTGCCTGGGCGCGGAGCGCCGCGGGATCTCGGGCCTGCGATGTCACGCCGAGGGCACCTCGCCGCTCTCCTTCTCGGCCGCCTCGAGGAGCTTGGCGACCAGCTTGTCGACGTCGGAGTCCGTGGGGCGGATGACGACCTCGTCGTCGGCGCCCTCGATGCTCACGCCGAGCTTCGCCAGCTCGACGGCGGTGAGCTGCTGGAGCGCCTTGCGCACCGGCGCCTCCTTCGTCTGCACGAGCACCTCGGCCTGGTCGGGGAAGTGCTTGCGGATGAGCCGCACGACCTGATCGTCGCGCTCCCACACGAGCCGGCCCTTGCCCTTCTGGTAGCCGACGCGCACGCCCTCGATCACGACCGTCCGCCGCGGCGGCTGCCACAGGTCAGGCGTCGCCTCGACCTGCGCCTGGAGCGCCTCACGGGCGCCCTGCGTGGCGCGCACGGCCTCCCGGATGCGCGGGAGGTACTCGCGCTTCAGCGCCTCCAGCTCGTCCTCCAGGGCCTCGACGAGGCGTCCGAGCGCGGTGTGCTCGCCGGCGTAGGCCCGGGTGAGGCGCTCGATCTCGTCCATGCGCATGTCTTCGGCTGCTTCAGCCATGATTGGAAACCTCCTTCGAGAGCTGCTTGAGACGGCGTTCGACGGCCTTTCTCACCGTCGCCTGGAGGTGACGTAGCTCGAGCGCCGCCTCGCACTGCGCGCGGTCGAAGCGCCGCACGGCGCGGATACGATCCGTGGCCGCGACCCAGCCGATCGGCGCGCCGTTGAACGTGCCCGTCTGGAACGGGCCGAGCGGGTCCATGCTCAGATCCAGCATCGCCATCTCCTCAGGTCGGCAGGTGAAGCTGCCCGCGCAGGTCGGGCAGCGAGACGCGCCGCATGGCGGCGATCTGCTCGAGCGAGGTCATCGCCCGGTCGTAGAGGAAGTCGCACGTGCGCACGAGTTCCGTGTCGCTCGCGGCCATGTGGTAGCCGGTCGCCGGGTGGGCGCAGATGTGGAACCCCGCCCGCCGCAGCTCGGTGATCGCGGCGCGGATCGTTCGCTCGTCCCGCGCCGTGGCGTTCGGGCCCGCGACCTGGCGTGCCAGCTCGCGGATGCCGATGCCCTCGTCCTCGCCGATGTGCCAGGACAGGACGTGGAGCACGTCGCTCTGCGTGATCTCGCTCATGCCGGCGCCCCCACGGTGTGCGTGCGGAGCCGGCAGCTCGGGCACTCGCCCCGCACCAGGTGATGATCGAAGAGCCCGCACCACTCGCACTCGCCGATGACGGTGGTCCAGACGCGGACCTCGGCGAGCGGGTAGCACGGCCCCTCTACCCACAGCTCGCCGTCGCGGACCATGTCCAGCACCTTGAGCGAGGCGATGTCGAAGCTCGTCTCGAGGTGATCCGCGATCTCCGCGATGGAGCGCGGCGAGGCCGCCGCGGTGCAGTAGTCGAGGATCTGTTTCCTCATGCCGCGGCCCTCCCGAGCAGCTCGCGCAGCTCGGCGACGCGCTTGCGGTGCCGTCGCGAGTGCGGATCCACGGGCAGCGCGGCGAGGAAGCAGCAGTCGAAGCGCTTCCCCGCTGCGCTCACGGCCTCGACGGTCACGTCCAGCGCCGTGGCCCACTCGGCGAGGGAGTAGCGCTCGCTGTGCCGGAGCAGTCCCGCGCGGTGTGCGTCGATGCGCTCGGCCAGGACGGCGGCCGGATCACGTACCGGCGCCGGAGTACTCGTGGGCGCAGCCGGTGCGGATGCGGCGGCTGCGCCGGCACCCACCGCGAGGCTGTAGCGACACCGCCCGAGCTTGTCCGGCGTCGTGCGCTCGACCTCGCCACGGCGCCCGAGCGTCGCCAGCGCGTTGAACACGGTCACCCGCCCGCGCATCGCCTCGGGCAGGTGCGCGGCGATCTCGTTCGCGCTCATCGTGGGGCGGTCTGCCCCATGCTGGCGCAGCACCCGCTTCACGGCCTGCTCGACTTCAGCCTTCGACGTCATGAGAGACCCTCCGGCGGAAATCCGACTTGCCGCGGTTCGCGTGGTGCGCCTTGTGGCGCATGCGCTCGAGCGGCGCGCCGTGGATCCGCGGCAGCGCCTCGAGCTGGGCCTCCGCGTCCAGGGCGTCGCGCACGGCCGCCTGGCGCGCGAGCAGCGGCTCCGGCTCCAGCGCGAGGTGCGCGTAGCGCTCCGGCTCGTGGAGGTACTGCTCGAGCGTCACGCCGTGCGCGCCGATGCGGCCCGCGACGAAGGCGTCCGCGTGGTGGTGGAGGTATGCCTCGGGCCAGACCTTCATGCGGCAGCCCTCCGGTGACGGCCGTTCCAGGCCACGTGTGCGCGCTCACGGAGGCGCTCGCGAGGCGCGTTGCCGTAGCGACCCCGGACCCTCGGGCCAGCCGCGCCGCAGGCGCAGGTGACGCGCGCGGAGGTGTCGTCGGCGTCGAACTCCACGGCGAGCGCCGCGCAGCCGCAGAAGGGGCAGTCCTTCAGTCCCAGGCTCATGCGTCACCCCCGAGGTCCAGCCAGGCATGGCGCACATGGGCGAGGCCGATCTCGCGCGTGTCCTGCTGCGAGGCGAACATCCGCGCGAGACGCAGCGTCTGCGTGAGGCCCCGCAGCGCGCCCGGGCGGCGGCCGATGTCCATGCAGAACTTCCGGCAGTCGGGGTCGTTCACGCCCCATGCGGAGAGCAGCGCGTCGACGTCGGCCGGCTTCGGCTTCGTGAGCCGCACCCGCTTCGCGAGGCGCGAGAACACCTGGGCGTACACGGCGTCCCGAGAGCCGCCGGTCATCTGCGCGTAGATGCGCTCGTTGCCGGCGAGCGCGAGGCCGATCGACGTCGCGTCGTGGATCTGGCGGATGCAGTCGAGCGAGCGGTGGCAGAGGTGCTGCGCCTCGTCGACGACGAGCAGGCCGCGCGTGTCGCGCACCCGGTCGTAGATCGACGTCTCCATGCGGGCGTTGTTCGCCGACGGGCGGATGCCGAGCTCGACGCAGATCCGGCTCAGCAGCGGACCCGGGCGCGCCGTGTTCGGCGTCGCCGTCACGGCCCACACGTTCGGCGCCTTGCTCTGGTAGCGGCGGATCGCCGTGGTCTTGCCGACGCCGGCACCGCCGTAGATGACGACGACGGCCGGCGCGATCTGCGCGAACGAGAGCGCGTCGATCGCCGCGTTCGCCGAGGGCGTCTCGAAGTACTCGGGCGCGTCCGGCAGCGTCGCCTTCAGCTCCGCCGCCGCGATCCGGCGGTCGAGCCAGGCGCGCACCGCGTGCACGATCGGCTCGCGCTTGCCCGGATACACGCAGTGCAACCACTGGTTGAAGCGCGCGTAACTGAGGCCCAACTCGCCGGCGAGCTTCGCCTGCGAGATCCCGTCCAGCTCCATCGCCGCCTTGATCTGCGTGCGGAGCGCCTGCTCCTCGGCACCGCCCGCGTGCTGCGGCCCGGTCACCTCGTCGCTGGTCTGTGCTGCGTTCGCCGTCTCGGCCATCTACACTCTCCGTGCTTGTGGGTGGTGCTTCGCACCGCTTGCTCGGGCCCGGCGGAGTTGCCGCTCCGTCGGGCCCACCTTCTCGGGGCTATGCCGCCCCATCCCCGAAGTGCGCGCGGCGCACCTCGGCCATCGCCTTGCTGAACGCCTCCTCCGCGTCGAAGTCGTCGTCCTCCACCGGTTGCTGCGGGCCCTGGAATGCAGGCCGCACCACGTTCGTCTCCGGCTCTTCGCCCTCCGGCGCCGTGGGCATCAGCTCCAGCGCTTCCTCGGGCGTCATGCGCTGCTCGATCTCGGCGCGCTCCTTCGCGTTCCGTCTCAGTCGCTGGATCTCGCGGCCGTAGCGCTTGCCGCCCTCGACGTCGCCGAAGCCCACGGGCGCGATGCACGTCGCCGTGCCGATGTAGCGGCCACCCAGCTCGTAGACGTGCACGTCCTCGTGGAGCGCGTCCGCGTCGAAGCGCACGACGACCGTGTGGCCCTGATGCGCGTAGAGGCAGTCGTCGCTGTAGCGGTTGCGGCCGTTCGGCCCCGTCCCTGCCTTGAGCACGATCGAGCCGTCGCGCTGCACCAGCGCCTGCTCGGCAGCGAGCAGCCACAGGCGCCGCTGGCTCTCGCTCGCGCGGCGGATCTTCTCGGCGTTGCGCTCGTAGGACTCGGCGAACGCCTCGTCACGGGACAGGCGGCCGCCGCCGATCTCGGTGCGGGCCTTCTCCAGGGCGTTGATGCGGCGGACGCCGTCGTCCAGCACCTCGATGAACTCCGCCCAGGTCAGGACGCGCTCGCCGTGGTTGTGCGGCTTCTCCTGCGTGTTCCGGCCGGTGTAGGCGCCGGCCGCCTTCGGGTGCTTGTCGACGTACTCGCCGATGCCGCCCTTCCCGAAGATGCGCTCCACCGGCTTCGCCTGGCCGTGGCCCTTCCCGCCGGGGATGCTCGTCCAGTGCACCTGGATGCCGAGCTGCGGCAGGATGCCGAGCGCGTCCCCGTCATGCGTTCCGAACCGCTGCCGCCCCGGCGCCCGACCCGTCATCGCCTTGTTGGCCGCGGCCCGCGTGTTGTCGATGGTCACGTGGTTCGGAATGCCGTAGCGCTCCACCACGTGCCCGAGGGCGCGGCGGATCTGGTCGCCGTTCTCGCTCTCGTCGGGCTGGTAGCCGACGATCTTCCGGCTCCGGACGTCCTGCCAGAACCAGGTCGTGGGCCGCCCGACGTTGCCGCTCGGGAAGCGCACCTGGAGGTTGTGCGTGTAGCCGTCGCCCGAGAGCGCCTCCATTGCGTGCAGCGACTGCACGGTGCGTTCGAACGGAGGACGCATCTGCTCGAGCAGCGCGCCTTCGCCCTCGCGCTTGAGCTTCTTCACGCGGGGATCGAGGTTCTGCACACGGCGCTGGAACGTGCGCTCGCTCGCGACCTCCCAGCCGTGCTCGGCCGCAGCCTCCTTCAGCAGCTGGTAGCAGTGCGGCACGGAGCGCTGCTCCGGCGTGAGATAGAGCGCGAGGAAGAAGTCCCACGCCTTCGGCGTGATCTCGGCCACCGCGGTGCGCCCGGTCCAGCCGGGTGCCAGCCGAGGGAGCCAGTCGCCCGGGTGCACGCCCTTCACCGCCGCGCGCCAGCGGTGGATCGTCGCGGCGCTCACGCGGTTCGCCTTGCCGACCTGCTTCACCGCGGCCACCACGCCGGTGCCGTCCGCGACGAGCCGCTGAATCGTGTAGAGGATCGCGTAGCGTCGCTCCGCCTCCTCGCGCATGGAGTTCGTCAGCCGCTCGTACCAGGCCCAGAGTTCCTCGCGGTCCTCGTCCGGCGTCGAGGCCGGGCGCTGCGTCTCGCGCGCTTCGGCCCGCGCCTCCTGGAGGAGTAGCGCGACGCGGGTCTCCTCGGGCAGGGACGCGATCGAGTACTCCCAGCCTTTGCCCTGGTCGCGATCGCGGCGCTCCCAGCGATCCGAGTGCGCGCGGCGCAGCACCGCACTTGGCGTCTTGGGCATCCCCCGCAGCCCCGCGAGCTCCGCCGCCGTGAACCACTCCTTCACAGGCGGCCTCCGAGATGGGCGGGGGCCCCGCACTCCGCTACCGTCGGGGTTGCGACACCGACCCACGGACGGAGGGGAGCCCCCATGACGCGAGATACCCAGCTCGAGCTGTTCCGAATTGCACGCGATATCGCCGTCGCCCAGCACAAGCACCTCATGGAAAGGTCGGCGGAGCGGCGCGTGTTCGACCGCGTTGCCGAGAGGAAGGCGCTCGAGGCTGGAGGCGAGCCCGCACCGACGGTCCAGGAGTGCTTTGTCGAGGCGTATCGCTTCATGACGTCAGAGCTCGCCGCCGCTGCCGATCCGGATGAAGCTTCCGAGCCGGGCGAGTAGCTGGAGCGGACCGCCTAGATCGACAGCCGCTTGAAGCAGCGCGCTGTAGGCGTGGTAGTCGTTCACCGCCCGCTGACGTATGAGCGCCACGATCTCTGCAGACAGCTCGCTGTCCGTGAGGTCACCGCGTTGCTGCGCGCCGTCGCTCATGCCTCTCCTCCCTCGAACAGGTCGGCGAGATAGGCTTTGTGCTCTCGCACAACGGCATCGCTCAGATCTGCAGCCACGTACGCAGCTCGCTCCGCGGCCGCGCGGACGCGGTAGGCGTGAATCTCTCGCGGACGCCCGCCCGTCATCTCCACCCACTCGTTCAGCTCGCGCTGCGCCTTGCGCGCCGCGGCGATCTGCGCCTCGAGTTCCAGCCAGAGCGGGTTGAGGCCCTCCGGCTCAGTCGCCGCGGGGGGCAGTGTCGTCTGCTCGAGCAGCGCGCCTTTGCCTTCGCCCTCGCGCTTGAGCTTCTTCACGCGGAGGTTGAGGTTCTGCACACGGCGCTCGAACGTGCGCTGGCTCGCAACCTCCCAGCCGTGCTCGGCGGCGACATCCTTCAGCAGCCGGTAGCAGTGCGGCACGGAGCCCTGCCCCGGCGTGAGATAGAGCGCGAGGAAGAAGTCCCACGCTTCCGGCGTGATCTCGGCCACCGCGGTGTGCCCCTCTGCCTCGTCCGCGCGTCGAAGCGCACGCACGACCCGTCTGAATCCGCTCATGCCTCTCCTCCCTCGAACAGCCCCAGCTCCGGCGTCTCCGCCAGCGGCACGTTCGCTCTGTGTGATGCGAGGCCCTTCATGGCCTCAGTGATGGTGTGCAGCACGTCCTCCGGGGCCGCGCTGCCGCGGTAGAAATCGGTGAGCGCGGCGACCGCGCGCGAGCAGGTGTTCTGCAGGTCGAGCAGCTCGGACTCGTCGACGCGCCGCCCCGTGGGGATGTCGACGAGGAGCTTGTTCGCGCTCGCGGCCAGGTACTCGGTGATGTACGTGCAGCCGCAGGCGAACTCGAAGGGCCGGATGCGGCGCGAGGGGATCGAGCCGTCGCCGGCCCACTTGTAGATCGTCCAGTGCGACGTGCCGATCAGGTCGCCGACCCGCTCCACGCCCCGGTTGTGGTGGTGCTCGGCGTACCGGAGGCAGAGGTGAATCGCCTCCTGCATCGACCGCGCCTGGGCCGGCTTCCAGCGGCGCTTCGTCATTGGGCACCCTTCCTTCATGCGCTCTCCAATCACAGTCCGCTCCTGCAGCTATCGGCGCGCCGCGCAGCGACCTACGCTGCGGAGCACACCCACTGCCGGAGCACCACAGATGCCGCCGAAGTTCGTCGTGTTCGACTCGATCGCGGACCGCATCGAGCACCTGCCCGGGCTGGCCCTCGATACGCTCAGCCTCATCCCCGTGAACGACGTGCGCACCGAACTCCGCTGGCTGCGCAGGTGGCTCGACCTGCCCACCAGGCCGCCGGTGGTTCCCGACGTCGATGACGAGGCATGGGGCGAATTCATCGATGGCCTGCTTCCCTGCCTGCCTCCGGGCGGAATCGGTACCGCCTCAGCGTCCGGCCCCGAACTATCGGGAGTGAGTCGAGATGCGCTGGCGACGCAGGTGCATCGGGCGCTTTCCGCCCTGAAGCACGCAGAGCACGTGCTCGACGCAGAGGGCTCAGCCACCGGGTTGCTGCTGCCGAGCACCTTTCCCAGGCGGATCGAGCACGTGCTCGGAGCGGCGGAACTGCCTCTCGCGTGGGTGCGACGGATCGACGTGACTCGGTTCTGACGGAATCGTCCATGCGGGGTCTCGGCGTGTTGGTTGGAGAAGCTGCTCATGCGACCTTCCGTCCCTGCTCACCGCCCTCGGCGGGCGCCGCGCCGGCGCTGGTATCCTCGGCGGGGTAGCGGCTCGGCCAGATCTCTTCCGGGCGCACGCCGATCGCCTCGGCGATCAGGCGCTGCGCCTTCGGCCAGCGGCGTCCGAGCGCGTTCTGGAGCGTCGCGCTGTTCGCGTAGCCGTGGTGGAGCGAGAGCCGACGCAGCGACCAGCCCGCCTTGCGGAGGGCGGCCACGATGTCGGCCGGATGCCAGTCCTGAGGGGCTGGTTTTTTTGGGGGGCTGGATGTCGTCATGGAGGGAAGAATGCGCCACGAATGTGGCGCATGTCAACACGTTCGTGGCGTCACTTTCGGCGAGATAGGCACGAACGTGCGCTAGCGCTTCAAGGTGCTGATATGGAAAGAAAAATCGAGAAAGTGACGGCGGAGGGCGTCGAGAATGCTGGCGTCAGATTCGACGAGCCAGAATCTGACGACCTCGCGAAGCGCATATCCGTAGCGGTAGAGCGAGGAGGAGGCGCCACGAACGTAGCGCGCTCCATCGGCTGCTCCACCAGCGTTCTCAGGAAGTGGCGTTCAGGTCAGTCAGAGCCGGTTGCTTCAGCTCTCCTGAGTCTGGCCGCGATCGGGAACGTCGACCCGGCCTGGCTACTCTCCGGGGATGGCACTCCCGATGCTGGTACAGAGCCAGCCGAGGCTGCAGGCCCCAGGCTCGACCTGGACCTCCTCGAGCACATCGTGCGGCTGCTCCGCACGCTCCTCGAGGAACGCGACCTGGTGATGCCCCCCGCCGCTGAAGCCCGCGCCGTACGGCTCCTGTACCAGATCTACGCGGATCGCGAAGATGCGCCACGGGCCGAGACCGTGGCCGAGGTGATCAACCTCGCCGCCTACCGCGCATGAAGGAGGAACCATGTCCGAGGATCTGGACGCCGCCCTGAAGACCCTCCTCGAGGCCGCCGCCTCGAGATCTCACCGCCAGGGCCTCGCCGCCCCCGTCGTCGCGGTCATCGGCGACAACAACGTCATCACCATCCACCACGGCGCGCCGGTCGACTTCCATCGAGGAGAAGGGTCTGATGAGCCCCGGCCAACGCGCCTTTGAAGGTTTCTTGAAGGCCGATCGGCCTCAGCGGGAAACTCTCTTCTCATCTGGCGGCGCGGCTCGATCTGCGCCGCTGGTTCTCAATCCGGGTGTCATGGGCGAATTCGGTCGATCGGGCTGGAGCCCGCGCCATCCGTGGGCTGTCCCTCATTGGCCGCCGTCTTCTCCGATCTTCCCGGAATTCTCAGAGCATGTGTCCGCACACACTCGCCTCGCATCTGCCCGGCCATGCGCTGGCGACGGTGCGCGAGCCGATCGGCGTCGTCGCCTGCG